GCAAGGTTTCTTATCTGACTTCTTAGTCTATTCTTAGATTCAGTTAGTCCAACTATGTCATTAATCTCTACCTTTAATGCTCTTACACGATTGACAGTTTCAGATAAATCTACTGTATCTGCACTGTGATAAATAGGCACATCTTGTTTATAATATCCTAAGCCACTCTCTAGTTTTATGGCACCTGTTCCATCTTCAATTAGATATAGGTCAAACTCTGGGACTTTCGATTCTGTTATTCCTATTGAATCGTTAGTAACTACAATGGGAAAATCTTGACGATAACCACCTGATGAATCTTCTAAAAAGTAACTTCCTGAATTATCTTCAAGCAGAAATTGTTCGGTCATTTAGATTCATATCCCTGCGATAATCATTATCAATTCACCTTAGCTTTAAAACCATGAATTTTATTATCAATAGATTTATCCAAACGAGTTTTTCCAAAATATCCAACTTCTCCAAACCATTCAACATCATTTTTACTGTTTGATATGATTAATGATTTTTCTGTTACAAAGTCATCATTTACAATATAATCTCTATATTCATTTTCAAACCTTATAGATAAAATTCTATGAATGAAAGATTCTAATGATTTTGATAATGATTCAGTTTCTAAAAAATTAGTAATTACACCAAAACTTGCAGTTTCAATGTCGAATCCACTTTTTTCAGGTATTGTATCAATAATTACACCTTGAATATTCTTTATTATTTTTTCAGGTTTATACCTTAATTCATTTGAAAGTCTTACTGATTCGCCTTCATTACTGCTATCATTTTTATTACTTTGATTAAATGCTGGAATATTCATTATTCACTCACTCCACTTCTTACCGTTATGTCGTGTATTTGATAAGAATAAGATGATGATGCACTATTATAAGTCAAAAATTTAATATATTTCAAACTGTTACCCTCTGTTGATAATATGGTGTGAGTTCCAGAAGTTGCGTGTTGTGTTGTTCCTGCTGAGTTCCAAATCTCAACTGATGCTGTAGTTGATGTTAATCTTCTTAGTTTAATCATGTAAGTGGTCGATGATACCATTTGATATGCGGCTTTTGTGCCTCCTCCTGCAACTGGAACATTTCCAGATGCAGTAGATTCTACATACATTCCGTTCTGTGCTGGACTAGGAGCATATCCAATAAGACTAGCCATACCAAACCATGCCTGTGATGTGGTTCTACCACCTGTTTGATTTACAGTTGAAAATCCCATCATGTGTTCGTTATCTGCACCACCTACGGATACAACTCTAAATTGATATTCAGTATAATGGGTTGTATCTGATAATAGATTGCCTGTTCCAAAAACATCAGCATCTTCTAAATCAATTACAATAGCTCCTGCATTGGAACTTAATTGTAAATAATTAGTTACATAAGAATAAGTTCCTGTACCAGCCCACCCATCATTTGTCGATAAATCTGTAATATATTCATGATCTGCTCCTGTTCCTGCAAAACGATAAGGATTAGTGATGAATGGTGTCAATTTTTACACCTCATCAAGTTTGATAACCTATAAGATAAATCTTCAATCCTGTTGCGTTTGCAGTACCACTTGTTGTAGTAATTGAGATAACATCATTTTCACTTCCTGTTGTGTTTGTTGGAGAAGAATCATCTGCTGTAGTTCCAGATATAGTTACTGTTGCTAATGCACTTCCTGCTCTTGTTACGGTTGCCACAACATTTGCTGTTCCTGTAACATTTAGAGAACCTTTGACTTTAGTAATTTCAAATCCATAAGGTAAAACAAATTTTGCTGTTTCTGTTCCTGCTAATGCTGTTGTTTCATCTGATACTGCTATGATTAGTGCCTCTGTTTTGGCACTTGTTTGAATCATTGATTTTGTAATTTTGTTAGATTCAATGGTTAATGTTGTTGAACCTGTTACATCTCCAGTATGAGTTGCGTTTGATGTTTTTGCTGTGTTGGCTGTTACTGCTGAATTATTTCCTACCTCTGTATCAAAGTCAGATACATCTGCTGCTGCTACCGTAAGTGTATTGTTTGAAGTGTTTATTGTTTTATTTTCTAAAGTAGAAATTTGAGCATCATAAGCGGCAAGGGCATTAGATAAAGTTGCTTTTTTAGTTGCTACTCCAGCCCCTCCAACATCGTCAACTATGGCAATTACGTCAGCGGCAACAGGTGTGGGTAAGTCTGTTAGATCAGTAATTTTCTTGTTAACCATTACTCATGATTAAATGTGAATAGTTAAAACTATTTCCTTGAACGCTTTTTGATGGGGGTAATCTGATATGAGGACGGATTGTAATTCTGAGCCGCTACCAAACAGTATATGATACTCATTACGGAATCCTGTGGGTGATTAAACATCTTCATGGCTTTTTGACGGGGATCTTCAACTGCAACTTCCTGGGTTTCGTTGAGGTCTTTTCTAGTTACGGAGGTCATGTCGTCAAGGAGAAAGTCAGTTTGCCAGTCATAATAATGTGGAATCATAAACATCGGTTTTTGATATTTCTCGTCCCTAGGGTAGAGGGGATGTGAGATATGCATCCCAATAAAGTCAATAAAATTCTGAATTACCGTAGTCTTGTCAATTTGGAGTTTGGCCTGTTCAACTCCATGCTTGTCTGAATTTTGCCCGTACTCTGAGGTTGGTTTGACTTCATTGCCTATGGTTTGACAGCCGATAAACTTCTGTCTGCCAAGCCCCGAAAATTTGTTGTCATGAGCGTCACGACCTCCACCTTGAATGAGGGGAATTTGATCCTGTCCATATCCCCAGTCCCCTACGCCATAGTCAATGTCATAGTTTCTGAACAGGTCGGCTATATGTCTGGCTTGATCCATCGGGTGTTCGGCTGGACGGGGATCAATCCATGCCAATTGATACCTGTTGCTCTTACGCCAGTGAAGGATAATTGTTGCGACGGTCTTTGAGGCAGTAGGACCAGAACCGAAATCAACCCCACCTAGCACTCTGATCTCGTTGCCATAGGTGGCCTTCAAGTCCAATACCTCCCCTGGAAGTAACAACTTCAAGTAGTTCACATAACAGGCTTGAACCATATCGGGAGTAATTGGACGACGTTCTGCCTTGTAAAACTCACCTCTACAGTGAGACAGATACATGGATAGGGGATAGTGCTTCTCCTGATACTCTATGGACAACTCAGGCTGAACATGATACTTGTGAATTGCATCATGGATTGTAAGGGGAATATGTGGGAACATTGCCTGTGGGAAATGATATCCACGATAATCCACGTTGGTCGGATTCTGTGCAACCCATTTGCCCTGTAAGATTTTGCTTAACTTGTCCTCGTCATTGGTGATAGCACCAAATGCGTCAAAGGTCAGTTTGTCTCGCCACTCCGAATCGTCATATTTCCATTCACGCTGATCCGTCCTTTTCCACATTCGATGATATTCAGAACCAGCCTCCCCACCAATGCCAAACACGTACACCCTTCCGTGAGTCTTGGACAGGGAGTACATGGCAACTGGAAGAAAACCAACGTCTTGGGCTTGGGCTTCGTCCAGTATCAATGCCTGATTGGATTTTCCCTCAACTGCGTGATACTTGTTTTCGTCAGTTACCAGGTATATCACAGAACCGTTAAGCAGCTTGATACGTCCAACGTTTGCCTTTCCATGTGGTAGGTATGCCTCCATTTTTGGATTTGCGATAAAAGTCTCCTGACGCAATCTTTGTTCTGAAAAAGCGGACCTGTGGTTGTCATCGTCCACTACATAGGTAACTTCACATCCAGGTTTGTTTAGTGCAATCCAGGATATCAGGGAACTTGCGTTTGTGGTCTTGTAGGTTTGTCTCCCATTGACAAACATTTGGTGTGGGTGTTCATCAAGCAGTGGCTCAAGCCAATATGGATCTTGTTTGAAATGTAGGGGCTTCCTACCAATCATTGGACGAAAGTCCTTGATAAAATCTAATAAATTATTTGGAACAACATCAGGATTTGCCTTGGCTCGTTTTTCCCTCATTCGTTCTTCTAGTATTCCTAAACGGAATCCGTCACTATGTACCATTTTTCTCAGGCAATTCCTCCAGCTCTGGAGTCGTTTGTAACAGTTCCCCCTCTATCATTTTTAGCCTCCTGGCGAAATCGTGATTTTTTTGCACGGTGGAATACACTTGAGACTGATACCCTACAGCCTGGGAAAGTTTAATCATTAAGCCATGGTCTTTTTCTCCATCAGGTTTTTGAGATTCCTTAAAGAACTCGTCAGCTAATGTGTCCATGATCGTAACAGATATCTTCCCCACGTGTGCTGGATCTGTCCAAGACTCTTGCATCATATATTTAGATAAAATTTATTTAATAAAGTGTTTCTTTTTCATGTGGGTTAGCATTTTACCCTCGGAGGCAGTGAAAAAATCATGTTTTAGACAGGCGAAACTTGGAAATTTACTCATTATATGGTATCTCTAATTTATCTAGTATAAGTTTTAAATAAATGTCTGTTTTGTACTGTTTTTCCTGTATGTCTCTAATATCTTCCTCATGTGAGGAATGAATCCCAACTGAATTTTTATCCTGCTCGGAAAGTTCCACTATCTTGTTTTTTAGTGCAATAAAGCATTGCTCCTTTTTCCAGAAATATCTGATAAGTCCTATTACGCCAACTGAGCAAGGAATTAAAACTGCAACTGCCATTTCGATCCACATGGGTAGTTGTTATCCTAACTGTTTAAAGGAGTTTTTATATTCAATCTTCTTCGCAATCGTCATCGTGATCCCCGTCAAGACCGCCACAATAATCACAGATCATACCATACAATATCCTGATTTACATGAACCGTTAGTTGCATCATTGTCAGTAAGTTCCCTAACTGTTTTAACATTTTTCCCATACCCACGCAG